GGAATAAAGGCATCACCACGGCTTCTAGAAAAATGGAGCGGTGGGGAACCGGCATGTTTTTTGTCGGGTCTCGTATCACTGCAGGTATTACCCTACCATTAGCGGCTCTAGCGAAAGCCGCGATCAAGGCAGGTGCGGAATTTGATAAAGCGATGACGGAATCGCTTGCCATTATGAACAATATCAATCCGCAGATTCGCCGGAGCATGGAGGAGACAGCAAAGAAAATTGCTTTAACGACAAAATTTAGTTCCAAAGAAGCTGCAGAAGCATATTTCTTCCTTGCTTCATCTGGATTAGACGCTGCTGAATCAATGCGCGCCCTGCCCGTAGCAGCGCAATTCGCACAAGCCGGTGTCATTGGATTAGAAAAAGCGACTGAATTGTTGTCCGATGCGTATATCGCTTTAGGATTACGGGCAGACGATCCTATTCAAAATATGAAAAATATGGCTCGGGTGGCCGACGTACTGACTGAGGCCAATAATATGGCCCAGGGGTCCATCTTAGAGTTTGCTGAAGCTTTGACAAATCGCGCTGCTGTTGCGATGCGGACGTTCAATATCCCACTCGAAGAAGGCGTTGCAGTTTTGGCGGCTTTTGCAGAACGTGGAATCAAGGGTAAAAAGGCCGGCCAGCAATTCTTTATTGTTGTGCGTGACTTGCAACGAGCCTTCCAAAAACTTCCTGAGACGTGGAATAGAATACTTGGAAAGGGGTCAGTTTTTGATGAAGGTACTGGATCGTTTAAAAATTTGGCCGACATTATCGAAGTTCTAGAAGATAAACTCGAAGGTATGTCGGCTGCGGGAAAGAAATCCACTCTTACAATGCTGGGTTTCCAAGAACGATCTTTGCAAGCCACATTAGCGATTGTCGGGTCCAGTGAACGAATTCGAGAATTCCAAGAAGCATTTAGTAATGCTGGGGGTGTCGTTGAACGAGTTGCTAATCTGCAAATGATGGCATTTTCAAATCAAATGCACGTTATCAATGAACGTATCACTCAACTGAAAATATCTATATTCGAATCGTTCAGGCCAGCATTTGAGCAAGTTTTACTTCCTCAAGTACAAAAAGGCATTACGGCATTAGAGCAACTGGCTGGATGGTTGGATGGTCTATCGACCGCAGCTAAAGCCAATTTTCTAGCAATAGGCAGTGGGATTGCAGTTTTTGGTCCGTTGCTAGCGATACTGGGATCTATGACACTGTTGTTGAGAGGTTTAGCGCCCTTAATTAAAGGGCTTGGTGCTTTCGCCGTTCCCGTTATTACAGCGTTTAAGAACTTGGGAATGGTCGTAGGGATGACTAATTTAAAGTTAGGGAATTTATGGGCAGCGGTAACGCTGGCCTGGAGTCCGTTGGCTAAAATACTTGTAGCGACGACTGCTGTAATCTATATCTATAAAAAGTTTTCAGGTACGCTGCAGAAGAATGAGGAGACTATAAATAAACATATTGATGCATTAGAAATCGAAACCGATGTATTAGAAGATGCTTTAAAAGTCTTTAAAGAATTGAATAATGTTGGTCCTTTAACTATACAACAGACTAGAGACTTAACAAGTGCAGAATTGATGCTTGCTAATGCTCTAGGTATCGCTGTAGAAGGTTTTCAAAGTGAACTAGACATCGGTACTGACCTTCTTGGTTTGATACAAGATCAAATAGATTTAAGAAGAACATTAGCTGCAGAAGAAAAAGCTGCGGCTAATGCAGCAGTGATGAATGCCATACGTGAACTTAATGCCCAACAAAATCTTATTGATGCCATTTTGTCTGGTACAAAATCTGTAGCTGAAGTTGGCAAAGTAACTAATCTCGGGGCGCGGGGCGGGGCGTGGAGCGCAGGTGTCCAAGGTGAGCGAAAGACCGGAGCCACCTCCGACATGAGCCCAGCTGCACGGCTTCTAGCGGAGGAAGCGCGAAGACTTGAAGTGTTGCCAGGTTTATATAAAAAATTAGGGCTAGCGAAAGCGGCGTTGTCAGAGGTGACAGAAACTCAAACATCAGTATATGCGAGGTACGGTCAAGCTATAAATAGTGTGGCTGATAGTACGACCGCGCTGGTCGAGGTGACGGAATTAACTGAAGCACAAAGAGCAGAAGAATTAGCTGCATTAAAGTTATTAGAGCATGGCTGGTTTATATACTGGAGATTTCGCGAAATTTTTACAGTCATATGATCGATTGTCTGTGGCACAGCTAGCGAACACAGTAACTGCTGAAAATGTATGGAGAGAATATAGAAAAATTAGAGACGAATTGTTGGTCTTGCCTGAAGCGATAGAGGCGTATACCACAGAACTTCGGTTGGCTGAAGAAGCGGAAAAGTTCGCAGCAACAGCAGCTGGGAAATTTGTCAATGCGCTGCGTAACGTAGAAACAAAATATGAAGATATTTTAACGCATCAACAGGAATTTACTGACACATTGGCTGACATTGAAGGAGCAATTCCTGTTTCATTTTTTGAAGAGCACGGAGAAACTTTAGAAATGTTGGCCTATCGTTTTGGCGATAGACTAGTGCCTGCTGTACGGGAAGCGGTAGATGCGTATATTGCGTGGGGGATTGCAGCAGAGAGTGGCAGCGCTAGAGCAAAAGCAGCAACAGCAAATGCTCTTAAATTTGTTGATGAATCATTTGAAAATATGGCGGCAAAGTTGAAAAGTAAGCAGGATGAATTGGCGCTCTTTTCCTTAAGCACACAAGATCGAGAACTTGTAGGCTTACGAAAAGGGTACGCTGAGATGAAGCTTGCTCATGAGAGAACTTATGCAGATATGGCGGCACAGATAGGCGAGCAGATGGAGCCAGCTCAACGGGACTATATACTTGCAGTAATAAATTTTGCGAAGGAAAAAGGTGCGAAAGTCTTAGAAGTTGAAGAAAAAATTGGTTTGATACGACTGGCGCAATCTCTTGGCATCGATAAACAGATGATTGAACAAATGGGGTCGATGCAGAATGATGAAATAGCTCTCATTGTTGGTCATGAACACGACTTACTGGACATGATGCGTGATTGGCGCCAGAAGATGGAGATTATCGGGAATTTAGGTAATCTATTCTCATCTCTGGGCGGCATGTTTGCGGGGTTGGGCGCATTTATTACTGTTTCAACGACACAGGCTAAAGCCTTTGGAGAATCTTGGAAAGTAGTAACATCTGACGCTTCAAATGACGCGCAAAAAGCTATGGCTGCTATTGGTATGGCAATCGCAGCTGTAGAAGCTTTTAAAGCAGTCAGTGAAATAAAGGGGAAAGGTAAACGGGCAGCAGCCGGAGCCATGGCGGGCGCACAAATGGGATCGGTCTTTGGTCCCTGGGGTGCATTGGTTGGTGGAGGCCTTGGTGCCATAGCAGGTGCCTTCATGAGCGATCCTACATGGGTGAAAGTCCAAGATACGATTCGAGATAAAATGCAGGTCCATGTCAGCGACCAGCTGGCCCAATCAATTGCAGAAACAGCAGAACAAATGGGCAGTGATTGGGGTGCAGCTTTATTGCATCTTAATGAAGTGATTGCTGAACAAGGTGGGATCAATGCAGCGAATGTCGATAAATGGACATCAGAAGTTCGGGACGCCTTTTCCTTGACAGAATTCAATGCCTTGACACTTGCAGAGGCGACAGAAGTTTTAGATGAAAATTTTGCGGCGTTAGCAGAAGCCGGAACATTGACCAGCGGGGTGTTAAAAGCGAACGTTGCTGAATTGATGCGTCTGGATGAAGAGTTTGGAACTAATTCAGCAGCGATTGTTGAATTTAAAAACGCGATGATGGATTTGGCGGCGACAGGATTACATCAATTCACTCTAGGCGTCGGCCAGATGAGAGAAGGTTTAGAGAAAGGATTTGAGGCTGCATTAGCAGACGCAAAAGAACTTAACGATCAATTGATGAATAATCAAATTGATCAGGCCAAGCGCCTCAAATTAAGTTCATACGCAATAGATTTGATTCGAGAAGAATTTGCAGCTAAATGGGAAAAGACTCAACATGAGATGCGGAATAGTTTTCGACAAGAATTTACTGATGAAATAAAAGCGGATTGGATGGAATTGAATGACTTTACTGAATTGACATTCTTTGCTATGAAAGAAAGCGGGATGTCATTTCTGGATATATTGGATGCACTTGATCCTGAATTAGAAGAATTAATAAAATTAATTACTGAGACCGGAGAAAATGGAGGAGACGCGATTGAACAGTTGATGCGGATTAAGGATTTCAAGGAAGAAAACATAGGTTTAATTAATCAAATCGAAGGCCTGAACGACTTGATGATTGGATTAGCCAATTCAGGCTTGATGTCTCAAGAATCATTTACCAAATTCGGCGAAGCTGCAGTTCGTCAATTTGAGAACTTAACGGCGGCTGGATTAGTTGAAAATGAAGCTTTAATGTTGATGGCTCCGTCGTTAGCGGTACTTCGTGATTTGATGAAAGAATACGGGTTGGAAGTTGATGAAGATACACAAAGAATTCTTGATCTAGCGGATGCGAACGGGGTTCTTAGGGAACAAGGTAAAGACACTAATACCTTGATGGTTGAAGGTATTCAAGCAATGACTGAAGGGATAGGCGTCTTGATTGATATTTTCGGTGGAGATGTCCCTGATTCCATTCGCCACATGACAGATGTCATGCGAGAGGAATCGAGAGAACAAGGTGATATATGGACAGCACATCGTGACAATATTTTGCAAGACGTAGACGAGATATTGCTGGGGCAGATTGAAGCCGACACAGAGGCACAAAGACATCTACGAGACAGTCTTAGCACGATGGGAAGCGAATACGATAAATATGTTGAAGGCATAAATCAATCACTTCAAGACATAGATACAACAGTAGCTGATAA